TCTTTAGAATTAAATACCAAACGATGGCTTGCCATAACAGGCTCAATATTATTAATCATTCGAGCTTCTTTTGATCCTTGTACCCGATAATCGGCTACAGAAATCTGACCACATATGCGAGCTGCAATAGGTCGCATAAGAGCCGCAACAGTACCATCGCCAAAGTTTGATTCAATACGAATTTCTGAGGCACTATATTGTAAAGCTTTCTTTGCGATTTTTTCAAGCGTTTTATCATCGTATCCACCATCAAGGCCAAACAGCTCGTGAATAACAACGTACCCATTTACCGTAGATGCAACGCACACAGCTGTTTCATCTGAGCCTCTGCCTGAAGGATCGACAAATACAATTGTTTGAGTATATGGAATAAAGCTAGGAGAAATATACATAGGTTTATATAATTTATCTCCAGACATACCAAAGCTAGGCAAATGCTTATATGGCTCTGCACTAGCCCATACAACTCGTTCAGGAAAAACTTCTGGGTCTACATCGAACACAACAAGATCTGAAAGCCTTAGTGGATATTTATCTACATCCGCTAAAGAGCAGTCAAGTCGATAATGTAAATCAAATTTAGTAGGTCCAATTTTAGCCTTACGTTCTTCTAATAATTCTTGAGAAAATCGTTCCGGTTGAGTCGAAATACCTGCATCCCCGGGAAGGGCCATAATCCAATCAGCAACATTTTCACATTGCGAAGGAATATTTTTGTCAGGAATAAGAGCTGGAAATTTAATTTGAGGGTAGCTTTCTGCTAGTTTGTTATAAATAGAATCTCTAGTTTGAGGAGTTCCTAGCATAATAACCCGTCCACCCGGATTTCTAATTTGCTCTAATTCATGAAGCCTACTTAACAATCGCTCTCTTTGTGTTTCTGTATCGGAGTTTCCTTCAATTTCAATATCATCACTAATAACAATATCAGCATGACTACCAGTAATTTGGCTGGTAATACCTCTAGCAAATACAGAGGCATCTTGTCCGATTTTTTCTCGTGAGCCGCAGTTAAAAGCAAAAGCATTATCAATCATTCCCTCAGAAGGACTAAGGTGATTACAATACGGAACAAGATCTAAAATTTTACGAGTCATACTAATAAACTCAATAGCTTTTTGTGCGGTTGCAGAAAGAACAATAATAGTAATATCTGGATCACGCAATAAAAACCATGACGCTAAAATTGAAGTAAGAACCGACTTACCCGCACCTCGTCCAGCCTGAAGCTGTAAATCTGTGCTATAGTCCTGAAGGGCCTCAGCCATTGCATATTGGATATCTGTAGGAGCAACCCCAAACAAATATTTCATTGTAGCATAGAGATGATTTCTAAAATCTTCTACCATCTCATCAGGTACACTGTCTGGAATTAGGTCTTGATTAAGAGGGTTCATATTGTTCTCCTTGAAAAACTGGCAAGAGGTTTCCCTCTTAACCAGTTTTGTTAATTTTAAACGGAGCAGAATCTTTTAGAATCTGTTTGATTTCTTCTCCCTGAAGACCGGGCAGATCATCCATATTGTGCCTATAGTCTGAAAGAAGACCGCGAGCAACCTGAGCCCAGCCAGCAGTTGGCTCCGTTTTTAGTTCTTGAATTACTGCATTAAACAATACAGTTTCAAGTTCAGTAACTTTTTTATTTTCCATAAGCTGTCCTTACCATTTAACCTTATCGGCCCAGAAGGCAGCAGACATCTTACCCTTTTTAATGTTTTTTCGATGACGAGCCTTAAAAGATGCTCGTTTCTTTTTCATTCGGTCAGACTCACCAGCCTTTGGTTTGCCTGCTGTCTTTGCTCCCTGCTGTCCAAATCGAATAGTTTTAATTTTGTTACCTTCTTTAGCAACAACAATATGTGATTTAGTAGGATGATTAGGTGTTCGTTTCGGTTTATTATAACCCGAGACTCCTGCCTTTTTTAATCGGGAATCTGGTTTAGGCATTACTTTTTCCCTTTCTTTTTCTTAGCTTTTCCCTGCCAAGAAATACGCTTGGGTCCTTTTTTCTTTTTGGCAGCAGAAGTACATTGAGCCATTGTTGGTCGACAAGCAGGATATCCTCGCTTGCTTTTTCCTTTAGCAGACTTGCGCCCACAGGGTTTACCTGTTTTGCAGTCTACCCATCCCTTGCCCTTGTTACGAGAAAACCAACCATGCAAACCCTTTTTCTTTTCTAGGGAAAAATTAGACTTCTTTTTTCGAGCCATTACTTTTTCCTTTTAGTTGCTGGTTTTTTATGTCCATACCCTTTGTTTTTAAGTTCAAGATGTTTCTTAAAAGTATTAGCCTTTACTCCCTTACCGCCTTTAGAATACATCATATGAGGAGTAAATTTTTCTTTTTTCTTTTTAACCATTACTTTTTCCTTTTCTTTTTAGTAAACGCAGCAACTCCTCCAGCTTTGCGGCATTGAACTGCATGACCGCTAGCATAGGCAGAAGGCCATTTTTTATAACGACGTTTAGCAAGCTTTGCGCAAGCATCTAAAGGCTTTTTCTTTTTTCCGCCTTTAGCCTTACGGCGGGCCATCAATATCCGCTCCTACGAGCAGACACCATTTTTTTGTAAGATGATTTTGTATTTTTGGCACCTTTAGTTCTTTTTTTAGTGCTTTTATTTTTATTGTTCGTTGCAGACTTCATAACCATTTTTCTTTTGTTCTTATACATAATTATATATCCTTAAGTAAAAGTGTATTTATCTTTTTCTTTTTTTAATAAAAACTAAACCTATTGCTAAAGACATTAATACTCCCGGACCCGGAATAGGAGAAGCCGGACTTGGAATAGTAGAAGCATAATAAAATTGAATATTTAATGGATCTTCAAATTTAGTTACATCCAAGGGTATTAATTCTTTCGAGGTTTCATATAATAAGTAAGTTGACCAGTCTAAGTTAAAGTCATTTAAAGTCTCATCAAAGTAAGGCAAAGATTTAAAAGAATGAAATACTGTTGGATCCAAAGGCAAAACTAAAGTAGTATCTAAAGATTTAGTTAAGTCTTCCTCATATAGCTGAATGTTTTTAGTTTTGAGTGATGATAAAGAAATTGGATCAAATCCTTTTCTTTTCTTTGGAAAAGAAGGCCAAGAGGTAGAAGCAGGTTTTCTTTCTATAGGAGTAGCATTTAATATTAATTCAGAACTAGTTTCTTTAATCTTATTAAAACTATCTAAATACTCAGATACCTTATCTACAAATTCTTTTCCTAGTAATGTTCCTGCTATAATAATAATAATTCCTAGTTTAATTAACTTAGACCTAAGTTTTTTCTTTTCGCACTCACATTTTTTAAGAGAATCTTTAGTTTCTTTTTCTGCGTTTCGTTTTGTTTCCTCAAGTTCTTGTTTTAGTTCTTTATAATCCGAACAATAAGGACATCTATCCGACACGACAATATCTCCCCATTATTTTTTATCTTTAAAAATATATCTTTTTCTTTTTTCTGCTTTAACAGAAGCCAATCTTAACCTTGGTAACTGGTTTTCACGAAGAGGTTTCCTGCTTTGTTTCCTCAAGAATAGTAATCCTTGTATCATGTTCGTGTAAAGTATTTCGCATATCGTGAATGTGTTGACGAGATTTAGCTTGTTCCTCGTCCATAATTTCTATCTTTTGCTGCATAGCTGGAATTGCCCATACACGATATAAAACAGCTCCTACCATAGCGGCAACAATACCAATAGCTAAGAGAAGTAAATCAAACATCTGATTTTCGTTCATTTTTATTTACCTCTCGCAATGGAAGAACCGCCAAGGTAAAAACCAACGGCGGCAAGAAGAGCAGCGCGAAGCTCAGGTAACACGATGATTCCTTGAAGTTGAGTCCAGCCTCCTGAAAAGATTCCGAATAAGTCCCAAGGGGCTCGTTCAGTTTCAACCCATGTGTCGACTCCGAGTAAGGCTCCGAGGAACGGGGCGACTGCAAGAACCCAGAGGACGGTAAAGACGAGCACCCTCCGGCCAAAATGAGTACCACGCTTAGCAGCCCTGTCAGCTGAGTCATCTGCTGCGGCTTGTTTTTGTAAAAGCATTTCTGTAGTTTTCTGTTGGTTTTCAACAGACATTGCCATAAAACGGAATATAAAACCTGCAAGACCTCCTCCTAACATTGAAATTAATTCCATGCTCATTTATAAAATCCTTTATCTGGGCATTTCTTTTGCAATGGACATCATTCTACTAGTAGCCCATTCTCCTTGTTTGTCTACTTTAGAAATAATCATATCTATATCACGCCTAAGTTGTTCTGTATCTTTTTGCTGCATGTTTACTAAACCATCTATTCTTTTTGCGTTTTCTGAAACCTTATGGCTTATTTTCCACACAAAACCAACTAGTCCTAATAAAGCTGATCCAACAAGCATCATCAATAATTCGATAATTCTTTCGTCAGTAATAAGCTCCATTTTAGTTTCCCCCTTAATTAAACTAGTAATATTAAATCAAAGGCGTTAGGGGACACAGCGACCCCTAACGCCACTATGATAAGTTCCGTCGCTGCTTGCCCTGAGGCATGCTGCACTGAATAGCGTAACCTACGTTCGCTAAAGTTGCTGCAACAGCAGTCCAACGGTCCTAAGGTTTTAGTTGAACTAACCAGTCATACTAAATTTCTGTAGCTATTAGTGTGACTCGTAGTAAAGATGGTATCTCCAGTACTGCTTATTGTTTGACCACCATTGGCGTGATCTCCGCGAATACCAAAAACAAGAGTCTGGGTTGCCTAGTCAGCGTCAATAACACTTCCTCTACTTGTAATAGAGTGATTCATCCACTGATTAAAGCTTGCTTCATTTCCGTTTTTAGATGTATATAATCCCAACAAAATACCTAAAGCATACGATCTGTTTTCGTAGATACCAACAAGATCTGTTCGATTAACTCGTAATGACCATCTTGTGTCAGATAGTTTATTAATATTAAAGGATAAAGCAGGATTAAACTTGTGTGTAACCGTACCTCCAATAGATCTAGCTTGACTATCGTAGGCATAGCTAGTTTCGCCAATTGTTATATTTGGCATAATTATTCTCCATAAATTATCCTTTGCCAATTTGAATCTGAATTGAGTCGGATTGATCCCACCCAAATGTTCCACCATTTTCTATTTGAGCTGTAGTAAAAGTTGTAGTATTTCCTGCTTCATCTACCCAATACCACCTAGAATCTCCAGCTCCTGTATTAATTCCTTTATAACCTTTAGGGCTTCCTCCACTAGAAGGGGTAACTATAAGCTTTACCCAAGGATTAGTAGTTCCACCAATAGTTTGATCGGGATCATCAGCAGAAAACATAATATACTCTCTTTCAATTCTACTACCACGGTCTACTTTTAGATAAGTTCCTGTTTCTGAATTAGTAGAGGTCCAATACCCATTTCCAAGTCCTCCTGTTAAACCATTCCACCAGTTATTAGAAGACCTCCATCTCCATGTATTGCCATTAAGAATATAAGTATCAAGAATAACTTCAGTAATATCAGATTCAATAATACCACGACCATCTGCAATCATTTCTTGAATAGCAGCATTTACTTGACTTTCTCCTCCTCCTTTTTGAAGCATAACTCCATGCAATAATGCTAATGCATCATCTTGAGAAGGAAGACCATAACCTAAAAGAATTCCTTGATTAATAGTTGAATACCATTCATCTGAATAAGAAAGTTTTTTAACTTCAAAAGATCCAACAGTTAATCCAATAAAATCACGAGTAGACATAATACCAGAAGCATTAAGTTTTGTTGTATTTATATCACCCAAAGCCATGCTATTCTCCTTTATTTAAACTATGAAGAAGCAATTGTACCGACGCTTGATAGCGAACTAAAGGATGCGGGGAAAATTTCTTCAATATATAACTTTCCATATCGTAGTTCAACATCAGAATAGCTATCATCGTCAGTACTACCACTGGGTCCCCATCTCCAAAACAAAAAATAAAGCTTATCATTTTCACTTACATTTAAAATCCATTGCTTATGTGTAGGAACAAGATCATAAAATTGAGAGCTTGATGATTCTGTTCTATTATTATATAGATATTGAAAAGCAACAGATCCTGCGGAATAGGAATTAAAGGTTGTACGATCAGTGTAACTAACACTAGTCCAATCAATATTTTTATAGGGCGCAACAAAACCACCCCCAAAAAGTTTTTCGCCTTGTGTTGGCCTAGCAGCAAAATCTATTTTACATCTAATAGTCATATCTCTAGGAATTTTAATGCAATTATTTTCTCTTTGAGTATCTGTTGACTCATAGGAGGCAAGTCCCTCACTATTTCCATAAAAAGACCACACCGCATCAAGATCTTCAGCAGCAATAAGACTTCTTGAACCAGTTCCAGTAATCGTTGTAGTTCTAATTTCTCCATCACTACCCGGCTTTGATGCAAAGAAAAACCTATCTGTAACTGGCATACCGCCTACAGTAGCACTATTAGTTGTAATACTACCAGTTCCGTTTGTAATATTACCAGTAAAATCAAAACCAGTGCTAGCATCGTAAGATAATGCAGTAGTTTTATTTTGAAGATTGGTAATGTCATTATCATTAGAAGCAATGTTAGTAATGTTGTCATTAATTTTATCATTAACACTATTACTTCCGTCATAAGCAACATTAGCTCCCTGAATATCAAAGGCCGACCAAACAGCAGCTCCAGAAGAATTGACACCAAGGTATTTTCCTTCATCGCTTGGATCTGAAGAAGGAAGGTTACTAAAAGCTGCAATACCAACCCCAGTACCAGTCCATTCAAGTGCGCCTGGACTAGCAAAATTGCTAACATCACCTAAGTCTTGAATTGAGTATCCTTCTAAATTTAACTCGCTAGCAGATACTCCTGACCCACCAGATCCTCCAAAAGCAGTAAGCTCCTGCGAAGCGTTAAATAACTGATCAACAGCTAAATTAAGAGAGGTTGATGTAAGTCTGCTGCCCGCCTGAAACGAAACGGACTTGTCATTTAAAGAGGTAGCTCTTCGAATAACAATTGGTTCTGTAGTAGAAACAGACAGAGCTGCTCCATAGTAATAACTAACGCCGTCAATTTGACGTTCCTTATTCTGAAGATTGGTAATATTAAAGGTAATATCATCATCACTGGCATTAACTGTATAGACAGTTATTTCTTCGAGAGTCGTAGGAATAACTGTTAAAAGCTCAAGAATCCTAGAACTAAGACTATTAGTTGCCCTTGCAGTTCCTCCGTCTGCTTGAGTATCTCCAACATAAATCGTAGTAGGAACATATCGAACTTGAATTTGAGCTTCATCCGTAATAGCATCATTCAAAACAAGACTACTATAGGAATACTTATTATCTTCATCAGATGACGCATACTTTTGCTCAAACGCCGTAGTATTATCAACAAAAGGCATAGTAAGCCTCCTTTATTTTAAAGTATATAAAAGCTCTCAGCCATCTCTCGACAACCGAGAGCAAAAGGAAAGGAGAACGTTAAAGTACAGCAGAGTAAGTTTGTTTAAACTTTCCTCTAAGTTCAATGTTAGTAATATTTACAGGGGTCATATAGTCAGATAGAATATAAATTTCTACCTTATCACTATATCCCATAATTTTACTAACAAGCTCTCCTTGGTATTCAATGTTACTAATTTCTAAATCTGAATTATTAAATGAATCTACTTGAGGAGCCGCAAAAGTAGTTGTATAATCAAGCAACTGTTTAGAGTTAGATTTATAATCCGAAACTACTGTGCTTGTTGGTCGGCCCCTACGCTGAACTACAATATCGTAATCTCCTGTATTGTAGTGTCGGGTTACCATAGAAGCTAAATTTAAAATACCTTCCATTGGATTATTATCCCGACCTCGAACAAACTGAGTACTGAGCTGAGCCATCATAGTAAATTTACGGCCAATATAATACTTACCGCCAGCAAGAAGTTGCTGATTGGTTTGAAAGTGATCGCCCTTAACTACAATATCAGTATGGTCAGTACTCGGAGTAATTGTTTTAATAGTATAAATTCCTCCATTAACGTCTACAAACTCGTATGATTTAGTTGCATCCATTTTGTAAGGAATTCTAACAGTAGTTTCATTTACATCTGCATTATAAACACCATTAACACCATCTCTTAAGCTACCTAAAGTACTGCCAAGAGTAATGGTAAGTTCTTGTTTTTTATCTAAACGAGGAATATTAGTGGGATCATTTCTCATAAGCTGTCGCTCAATTCGATACTCATCCGAACTGGTTTTCATAACCATGTACACATAGTTATCCCACGCTTGCATAGACATAACAGATACATCTTCAAAGATATACTTATAAAAAGCATTTTGAGCAATCTGATTGCCTCGATATTTTGTGGTATATAAATACACATCTGTTGGATTGTCAGCATCAACCGCCAACAGCGTATCTTGAGCCGCTGCTACCGCAGTTGCTCCGTAGTTTTTAGGAAGATACTTTGCACAATGCGAAGATAATTCTTGAGCGGTTGATAAGCTTCCGCCTCGTCCTAAGTAAAGATATAAACGCTCGGCATCATAAAAGAAAATATTATTACCTAGCGTTAAAGGATCTACAAGAGGAGCCGTAGAATAAAAGGTCATCGGCTGAAGAGAAGCTGTAAATGGAGTAATCTGGTTTTCAGAGCCCATAAGTTCATATTGAGTATCTGCGTTTGTGTTTACAAACATATAGTCACTAAACGGAACCATGCTAGTAATCGGGGTAAATTTATTAGCCGATGCTGCGACATCAATAGGATCTGAGTCTACAATAAGACCAGGATCTTCAATCCAAAGATCCGTAAAATCTCCGTCTCGACTTGAAAAGATTATATCTCCAGAGGACATAAACAACCTATTTCTAAAGTAGGCAATAGTTGCAATTTTAGATTGCTTACCCTCTTTAAACGGCGTTGGTCCCGGGTTAAGATCTTTTTCAGTTCCTGAGGTTCTATGTTCCCAGTTAAGAAGCTTAAACTCCCACTGAGAAACTCCGGAGGAATTAATTCCTGTAAACTCAAATGTTATAGGCATTCGTTTATTATCAAAAACAGAATACTCATCTGGAGTTCGTACTTTAAGAAAGTGCGGAGAAGTCGTGCTTTTTGCAAGATAGTATCCGGGAGATTGTCCCTGAAATCCAGTTTGAATATAGTATACTTTACCATCTGCTGAATCAGTTAAAGGTAAATCAGCAGCAGCATTTTTAGTAAGACCATATAAAGCAACGAGCATATCTTCTGCGCCATTATTACCATCCGTTACATCAATCTGTAAGGGAGGAATAGTTAAGTCATTAAAGGTAGGAAGAGACTGACCAAGCTGAGGCTTAGAAGAGTCTGGATATTCCCAGTCTTTAACTTCAATTTGCTTTGGAGTTCTGTCTGTATCAAGAGCCGGAATAGTAAGGCTACTGGTTGCAGTATCAAAGTTATCAGCATCCGTAGCAATAACAGTCCACTTTGTTTTTCTTGCAATGTTTTCATTTGCGTCAATAGAAGTAACCGCCTGTAGGATATAAGACTTTTGTACTTTACCTACATAAGAAGAACCTCCATTAACATCGTCTTCGCTTGCCTCAATACCATTATCATCAGAAGAGCCAACACTTCCCGTAAGATCAGCAGTGCCGGGAACAACAAGAACCTGAGTTCCTCTTGCATAGCTACTATGCTGATCCCAAAGAATAGCAATCCCTGCGGGATCTACTTTAATTGCAGTCTTATATTCTTCTTTGGCTCCTTTAAGATCTTGCTTATAAGTATTGGAAGCATCACTGCCATCACCAATTACTTCTCCATCAAAGCCAATCTGAAGATAATAATCTCCTTCTTGACCAGCGGTAAGAGCTGATGCTCCTGTGCCGTCGTCAAGAAAATCTCCAATTTCAAGAGTTACTTTTTTACTGGTATATCCTGCATGAACATTGGGATTTAAGAATACAATATTTTGACCCTGAGCAACAAGCTTAAGCGGATCGCCATTAGCCTGATATGTAAGATAAGCTCTAACATCGGCTGGAATTTGTGCATCCTCTTGAGTTGCAGGAGTATGGTCAATAAAAGTATCGGTAGAAGGATCATAATAAAAAACATAGTAAAGCTTATTGCCTGATGCAGTAGCACTTCGATCAATCACAATAAGATATCTAGCATTTTCCGATAAAGCATGCCAGAAAAATTCAAGAGTATTATTTGCCTGCGGCAAACCAAGGTCATCTCCAGTAAAGTCCTGAGATCCCGGATTAAATATAGGCATAAGATCTGTTCCCGGTCGTTTTTCTAAAGACCGTTCAACAGTAATCATAGCATTTTCAAGTTCCTGAGATTCAGTTGGGAGACGCTTCGACGGGGCCTGACGGCCCACGCCACCAGACAAGGAGTAGATAGGGATATTAGTAGAAAGAGTCTTGCCTCGTCGTCTATTTATCATTAGCTAGTCCTTCCTCGCCCGTAGCGAATATTCATTCCTCCACCATGAGGACGAAAGACAGCTCGTCGTTTTTGATAGCCACCAGCATCCCAAATAGTTCTATCTTTACTAAACATATCTCGGGCCTTACCCTTGGTTCCGTAAAGAAGCTCATCTTGCTGAAGATACGAATCCATATCTCGATCTCCTTGGGTAAGCATCTGGTATCGACGAGCAGCTGAGGCAGTAATACTTCGCTGTCCGGGAGTGTCAATATCTTCCCAGTCAAGCTTTACAATAACCTTAGCTTTTAAAGTTTTGTTTGAGTAACTTGACCAATTAGTTGTCTGATCCGTTACATTAAAAAGAATAGATGCTCCTGCACTTTTTTTGACGGACACACGAATAAGTTCTCCGTCCGAATTATAGCAGGCAGTAATCATATCAAGACTCATAATGTTGCTAGGAAGGCTAATAGTTTTAGTTTCAGAATCAACCTTTAAGTCATAAGTATACACATTATTAGCCAAACCTCGAAGCTGAAAATCCTGAGTATATTGATCAAGGAGATATTCAGCAATGCTACTATCAACCCCACTTTGATTTTCAAGATCCGAAATAATGGCCTCACCCGCAGCCAGTAGACACTGGTTAACTGCGTCTAATCTAGTCATCTGGCCCATAAGAGGCTCCTAATTAGAGTAATAAAATTTAAAACAAAAACGCCG